CATCTCCTCGAGGAACTCGCGCTTGCGCGTCTTCTTGGTGCAGAGGTTCAGGCCGAGTCCGAGCTGCTTCATGGGCAAGATCGTGCCGGCCATCGCCCAATCACGCTACGCGGATCGGCCCTGAGTTCTGCAGACCTTCCTTAGCGGCTGATTGCGCAGGGCAAAGAGCTGCTGCAGGTTTTGTCCGCTGGTGGCGTTCTGCAGCGCTGCGTTGCTCTGGTAGCCCTGCATGACGGCCGCCTGCGCTGCATTGTTGGCCTGCATGTTGAACTGGTTCTGCTGGTTCATCAGGCCGGCGTTGAACTGGCCTTGCTGGTTCAGTTGTTCGGCGTTGAACATGCCCATCTGATTAGCGCCCTGCATTGACGCGATACCCGCCTGGGTAGCGTTGTTCGAGCTTGCGATACCAGCCTGGGTAGCATTGGCTGCATTCGCCATGCCGACCTGGTTCTGCTGTCCGGCGTTCCAGGCGCTCTGGTCGAATCCTTGTTGCTGCGACGAGTTCGCGAACTGGCCAGCCTGCAGCGACTGGTTAAACAGCTGGTTGGCCGAGGCCAGGCCGGTTTGGAAGCTGCTGTCGTATGCCTGCTGCCGCTGGAATGTCTGGTCGCGGTTGAGCTGGTCCATCGCGTGCTGGTAGGCCGCTGGGTTGCTCTGCTGCGTGATGCCTTGCTGGCGCAGCTGGTCGGCTGCCTGCTGGGACTGCTGATCGAATTGCGGCTGCAGGTACCCCATCTGGCTCTGCAGGGCCGCGTCGCGCGCAGAATTGAATTGACCCTGCAGATCTCCAGCGCCCTGCAGCGCCTTCTGTATGTCCCATCCAGACGCCTGAGAGGCGCTGGCGCTGCCAGCGCTGGCGCTGGCGCCAGCGAACTGTGCGGCCGGGCCGGAGGTCGCGACGCCAGACTGTGCGGCCGGCCCGGCCGTGGTCTGGAAGGAGTTGGCCCAGTTGTTGAACTGGTATGGGCTCATGCCGCCAATCAGCGGCATGGTGCTGGATGCCGTCAGAGGCGTGCCGCTGTTGGTTTTGGCCTGGTCAATCAGCGTGCTACCGAGCCCGGTCAGGCTCTGATCCTGCTGCAGCTGCGAATCGAGCATCGCCTGCAGTTGCGGGCTCAGCGAATCGGTCTGCACATACTGGGGCGTGCCGTCGGAGTTGTAGCCCTTGATGCTGTAGGTGCTGGAGCCGTATGGCGACACCTGATCGATCCGGTTCAGGTTGGCCTGCGTGACGGCCGTGTCCTTGTTGACGCCCGACTGCGCGTTCGCCGTGACGACCGGATCGGGCGCCGCTGGTGCGCTCCCGCAAAGTCCCATGTTTATGCTCCTGCAGCAGCCTTCTGGGCCGCCAGGTTGGTTCGGTATTTCTCGCGCCCTTCGCTGTGGCAATGCCTGCGCACCACCGGCGCCACGGCAACCGCCCACTCTACGCCGCCGATCAGCAGCGCGGACTGCAGCAGCAGGTTCACGTACTCTCCGCGCGTGGCGAAGGCAATGTCGAGATCCGCGTCGGAGCCCTCCTGCTCCAGCGCGTTGGCGCCGTGCCAGTTCACGATGGCGCTCGCCACCAGCGGTGCGAGTTCGGCGAAGTGGGCGCGGTAGAAGGCATTGCGTGGCATCAGCACCAGCGCCTGCCAGAAGGCCTCGTTGATCTCGGCCGGCGTGGACTGGCGGTCGCGGTCGATCATGTCATCCCAGACCTGGGCCACCTTGGTCATTCCGTCAAAGAAGGCGACGGCCTCGGCGTTGCCTTTCAGTGCCCAGGCGTAGAGCGCCTGCACGTCGTCGAACTGGGGCGTCATAGTGGGTCTCCGGCGATGAAGACCACGTCGGTTGATTGCCAGCTCACGACCGCGTTCTTGCAGGTGAAGGCCAGCGCCGGGGCTCCCGTGAAGCCGATGCCATAGACCGACTGCCAGTCGCGGCGCGTCAAGGTCGGCGAGCTCCACGGCGATCCCCACGGCGAGTCCCAGGGCGTGAACTTCGACGACGAGAAGGTCGCACGCAGCGTGGGCGTCGCCGAGTTGAAATCGGTCTGGACCGAGAATGCAGGGCGGAATGCCGCGTTGCTGGCCAGCACCGGCCGGCCCAGGGTGAACTGCTTCTGCGTGTTGCTGCCGAAGTACTGGAAGGCTTGCAGGCCCACGACATTGATGCCGGCCCCGTCGTCGGTCAGCCCGGTGTCGGCCTTGTATACCTTGCCGACAGCGCCGAAAAACAGCGAGTCGCCCATCAACTCAAAGGTGTTTGCGGCCCAGCCTGTGAAACGGCACCAGGCGCCGGTCACCGTGTTCATCACGTACTGGTAGGTGCCCCCAGTAGCGGGCACGTTGACGACCAGCTTGTTACCGATCGGCGAGAGGATGGACTGCCAGCCGAAGTTGGCCGCATAGGCCTGCACGTCGGTGTTGATCAGGTTGACGATCTTGTCGCTCACCGCGTCCTGGCGCTGGCTGCGGTCGGTCAGCATCGCCTTGCTGATCGGGAACAGGCCGTCGGCCGACAGGATCGACACGTCGCTGCCGATGCGCACGAAGCAGCGGCGCCCGATGGGCCGGCCGACACGAAAGACGGCCTGAAGGAACCAGCTCGACGCATAGGCCGGGTCGGTGCCGCGGAACACCAGCAGCTCGCCCTCGCTGGTCAGGAACACCGCCAGCTCGTCCATGCCCCCGACGTTGTCAACGGTCCAGGTGAACATGGCCATGAGGTAGCCACCCAGACGGCAGTACTGGGTCATGTCCAGCTGCTGCGCCGCGCCGCCCACGCTCCCCAGGGGCAGATACCAGGCGCGCATCGAGGCGTTCTCGACGAAGAAGAGCCGGCCCTTCCAGCTGTTGACGTGCACCAGCAGCGCCGGGTTTACCCCGGTGATCGAGATTGGCGCGCTGGCATTTGTCACCGCCTGCCAGGCGACGCCGTTGTAGAGCTGCGGCGAGTCGGCGCCATTGACAAGGTAGAGGAACTGGCCGCCGTTCGCGCCGAAGTTGACGTGCTGCCACTTGTCGCTGGTCAGGCCCGACACCGCAGCAGCTCCGACGGCGGCCTTGGTCGTGACGTCGTAGATTCCGGCGCCCGAGGCCGCGAAGAGCTTGCGCCCGGTGGCCGCGCTGTAGCAGCACAGCGAGTTCACGCTGCTGGGAAGCCCGGTGCCCCAGGCCACGCAGCCATTGCGCACAGCCACGCTGGCCGGCATCGGGAAAAAGTTGTCCAGGATCACCGCATCGGTCGGCGGCATGTTGGCGAGCGCGTCGCGCCCGTTCAGGCCGCCCACAGGCGCAGGGATGCTCACCGTTTGCGCGATTTGGCTACGGGGCAGCTGGGGGACTCGCATCATTGACCGAACCCGGTGTCTGGGATCTGGCTGTTGCCGATGAACCTTACACCCATGTCTGAGGCATTCAGCATCAGCGGCCGCGCGCCAGCGGCCCGGCCCAGCTCGGTACTCAGCATGTCGTCGTAGGTCTTGGCCTCCTGGGCATAGTCAAGACCCTTGGCACGCCTCCAGCGCCATATCAGGCCAAGCACCATCAGGTCATCGGGCAGAAGGTAGGTGTCGCCGTCGGACACGAAGGTGCTGGAGGTCGTGCCCGCAGCCTGCTGCACGAAGTTGGCCGAGTAATACTCGTAGACAAGGGTGTTCGTGTCGGCGGGAGTCGGGTCGAGGTAGAACTGGCCGCCCATGAGGCGGAAGCGCCGGCGCGGCCCAGTGGGCGACAGGCCGGACTTCAGTACCTGCCACTCGGCCGGCTGCAGAGGGCCCAGCATCTGCCAGCGGAAGCCTCGGTCCCACTCGGTCTGCGAGATCATGCGATCGAAGTCCGCCGGCAGCGCGTAGGCGGCCTGGCCAGGGACGGCAGCAAAGACGTTCTCTTTGCGCAACACGGGCCATCCTCCCACGGGGCCGGCCTTGCGCGTGCATTCGCGGCCCTCGCGGTTGGAGAGCGCGAGCATCTGCACGGCAATCGCGTCGTTGGTGTCCTGCACGGACATTGGCTTGGGAAGCCCCATCTCGCCGCAGGCCTGCTGCACCATCTGCAGCAGCGTCATCTTGGCCATCGGTCAGCCCGCAGCGTCAGGCGCTCAGCAGCGTAGCGAACTGCGTGGCGCTGAAACACACTAGCAGCACCGACTTGCCCGCCGCTACCGCGAACGCGGCATTGGTGGCGGCCGAGTTGAACTTCGCCCCCACCGGCGGATAGACCGACAGCGAGTTCGCGCCCTGGTTGGAGATGAACTGCGAGTCGCCGGGCGACGGATCAGGGCCCGCGAACGACAGCACACCGGCAGAGGCGGCCACGGTCGTCACCGACACGCTGTCGCCGTAGACGGCGGCCGCAGTGCCCTGGGTCGTGCCGGTGGCGGCGACGCCGGCCTGCACATCATTGCCGGAGATCGTGCCGGCGACGAGCGGCGCGACCCCCGCGCCGACGATCTTTGCGGTGCGCTTCATGCGACCTCCTCGGTGGACTTCTTGCTGCCGCGCTTCTGGGCGGCCATCAGCTCGGACATCTGACGCTTGAGCATCTCAACGTCCGTGCGCAGGGATTCGTTCTCGGCGCGCAATCGGGCGTTTTCGGCGCCATCGGCAGACGCGGCAAGGAATGACCGGGCGCGCTCGCGAAGTTCGCGCGCGCCCATCCAGGTCAGGGTGTGGTCTGGCAGCTCGGCCAGGTTCTCCACGGTGTGGATGTGCAGCGCCTTCAACTCCATGGCCTGACTCTTCGTGATTGGCGCCCACTCGGTAATGGGGACACCCTGCACATGGGTCTCGGACTGCGACCTGAAGGCATCCCATTGCCCGGGCCAGCGCTCGGGGTCGCTCGGCGAGCTCTCGTCGCCCTGCATCTTGACCGGGCGCCGCACTTCCTTTGTGCGGTCGCCGGGGAACAGGATGTGCACGTGTGGGACGTCCCTAAAAATGGGTCGTCCCTGGCGCTCCGAATCGGCGCCCTGGTGCACTGCTTCGTTGTAAAAGGTGACGAACAGACCCCTGTCGTCGCCGTGCGTGACATGTAGCTGATTGCCGGCTTTGTGCACCTGGGCAGTTGCGAATTCCATGTATGGGCTCCTGGTGGTTGTGGTTTAGGCCTGGGGGGCCGGCTCGGGCGCAACGTCCTCCGGCATCTCCGTGCCATCGATGGCGGCCTGCACGCGGCTGGCCCACCATTCGGGGTTGGGGTGGCGGTTTGCTTTCGCAATGGCGATGACCAGGTCGTGGATTTCTTGCTGCGTCATGCTTGGGTCTCCGAAAAGAGGGGCCACCGAAGTAGCCCCGGGCCGAGGGTAAAGCGCGTCAGGTGATCGCGCCTTGCGCAAACGGTCTGTTCAGGAACACCACTGCCTGGTTGGCCGCCAGCGCGACACCGCCAATGGTCTGTGAGACTGCAGTCTGGAACTGCGCATTGGCCATCTGCTTCGACGCCACGACAGTCGGGCTCACGACGCCTGCGGCCTGCCAGTACACCGGGTTGCCGGCCGCAGGAGCGCCCGACACCGTGGTGATGGCATTGCCTTGCACTTGGAACCACCCCCAGTTACCAAGAACACCGGAAGCAACGGCCACAGCCAGTGGCTTGCCGGTGTTGGCCGTACCAGACCAGGCCGTGGCAGAGGTGACGACAACTCCTCCAGAAAGCGACGGAGTCAGTTCGACCACAGTGCCGGCGGCGATGGTGCCGCTGTACTTGGCGTAGACGAAGGTTCCTCCGCCAAGCGCTGGGTCATAGGCACGCAGCTCCGAGTTGTAGAAGCCCGAGCGCCCCGAGCCGGTGCCGGCCGTGAGGTTCAGTGCGCCGGGCCCGACGGTATCGACCGTCGACACGTCAACAGCACCAATAAGGTCATCATAGGAAACGAACGTCATTTTGAATCTCCTCTGGTTAGGCGACCAGCACGCCCTGCAAGAAGGCGTTGGACAGGGTCAGGTTGCCGGCGAAGCCGATGAGCTTGACCATCGCATCCTGGTTGACCGCATAGCGGTCGTCACCGATGGGCACGAAGTTGCGCTTGGCGGCCGGGCGGAAGTAGATGAAATCGGTGTTCATGAAGTACATCGAGTTCGTCGGGGCACCGCCGCCGTAACCGCCATCCAGCACCACGTCCGCGTTCATGTACTTGAGCGCGTTGAAGCCGGCCATGGCCTTGTCTTCGCTCGCGATGCGCTGGATGGCCTGCAGACTCTCAAGGTACAGGCGGTAATAATTGTTGTCGGCCACGATCAGATCAGGCTGATCGGCTCCGCGCACCATCTGCACCCAGAGGCGGTTCATGTAGCTCTGGATGTTGACCGAGCTGACGGCCGCCCCGCCATCGGTCAATCCCGAGAACTTCTTGTTGCGCCAGAAGGCCCAATTCGCGCGGTCGATACCGCCCACCACACCGCTACTGGGACTGGATGAAATCAGCAGCTGCAGGCCGCCGATCTGCCGGCCGCCGTCGGCCGTGCCGTCGGAGTAGCAGTCCATCGCGATATTGTTGACCAGCGTGCGCTCGGCGTTGCCGATGCGGCTTTCAAGGAGATCGATGATGGCCTCTTCGCCCGAGTTCTGGATCTCCTCCAGACCCGAGATAGAGATCGCCACTGCGGCCTGGGCGTAGTTGAACTCGGACGCAGTGAATACGTCGCTGGGGCTGATGTTCAGCGCCTCGTATCCGCTGTAGCGCTTGAAGGTGCCGTTCTCGGCGTATTCCATCTCTTGGACGATGGTCCGGCCGCCGTTGACCGGCTTCACCTTGCCCTTGGCCTTCAGCCGCTTCAGAAGCGCGTTGTTCTTGGTGACATTGTCGGCGAGCTTGCCGGTTCGATTGCGCAGCGTGGTCGTGACGATTTCCGTCATCGCAGCGCTGGGATTGATCAGTGCCATGGTGGCTCCTTATGAATGTGGTGGTTTGCTGCGCGTCAATCGGCCATGGCGGCTCTGAAATTGGCACGCAGTTCGTCCCGCAGGGAGCGTTCATGCGGGGCAACGGCGCCGGCAGAACCGGTCGGGCTTCCCGCGATGGACACGCCCGCCGCGCGGGCCTTGTCGGTTTTTGCCTTCAGCTCGGTGGCACGCTGCTGGTCTTGCTGCTGCAGCAGGTGGGGCCGAATATCGGGCCTTGCCCAACACGCCATGTCGTATGCTTCCTGGAGCGTCTGAGCGCGCCCGAGGCGGAGCAAGGCAGCCATGTCGGCTCTCACATCCGCGTAGAACACGTTCTTCTGGTCCGAGGCGAAGCTCTCGATCTGTTGGCCGATCTGGGCTTGCTCGTCTGCCTGGGCGCGCTGGTCGCCTTGCGTCAACCGCTGCTGGAGCTGCTGCACCTGCTGTTCGAGTGCAGAGACTTGCGGGTTGGCTTGGGGCTGGCCATAAGCCAGGCGTTGGAACACCGAGTTCATGTCCACGCCGAACTGCTGGGCGAGGTTGATGAACATCTCTTGCTTCTGCGCCGGCGTGGCTGTGCGCAGGGTGTAGGCGGTCTGCAGCATCTCCTGCACCGCCTGGATGGGGTCGCTGCCCTCGGCCCGGATCATGGGCAGGTAGGGCGTTATGGCCTGCTCGAAGGTCTTGCCGAGCCTACGGTGCTCGTCCTGGGACGTAAAGCCCTTGTGCACCTCAGACTCGCGGCGCGCGATCTCGGCCTGGATGTCTGGCGGCAACTCGGCGAACTTGGCCTTGGCCGCCGGCGACCAGGCGTCTGGCGCCTTGATCGCCTGCTGTTGCTGCTGGGACTGCTGGTCAGGCTGCTGCTGGGCGGCTGGATCAGTAGCTGCAGCGGCGGCCTGCGCGGCCTGGCCAGCAGCGACGGTCTGTTCGGTCTGGGCGGCTTGCTTGGTCTGCTGGTCGTTCTTGGTGAATCTGCCATGCTCATCGCGGGCGCGCTCGTTCACTTCCTTGATCGCGGCGTCGAGGGCACCGCGCAGGTCGCTGGAGCTGTCGTCGGTCTGCTGCTGCAGGCCTTCTTCGCTCTCGACTGCGGTATCGAGGTCCATCTCTGGGCTCCTGAAAAGCGAAGGGGCCGCGCTATGGCGGCCCCTTCGGGGTTGGGAATCGGTGGTCGGTCAGACCGTGTACTTTGGCAGGATCTGGTGCGCGGAATCGGTCAACTCGCGGCGCACGTTGAAGTCGCCCTGCACCTCGGCGCGTTGCTTGGGCATCTCGTTGCCCACCTCGACGTAGCCGTTTCGGCGCAAGAACTCTCGGTGCTCGCTGCGGCTGTTGATCACCGGCGGATTGCCAGTGGCCACGTCAACGGCCATGGCCTGATAGGGCTGGATGTCGGCGATCACCATCGGCGCGCAGATCACGCGCCTGACGGTCTCGCCGCAGCAGCTGGGCAGCTCGTCCATGCGCGCGATCGGCCGGAACAGGTCGTCTTCTGCGCCGCAGTGGTCGCATCGGATGCGGTAGATCGGCATCAGTGCATCAACATCAAAAGTGTTTCTTCGTCATCGTCTTCGTCCCAGTCGGGGATGACAGCGGTGACTTCCTCTACAGCCTGCGCTACGGTACGCACCGGCCTTGCGGTGCTCTCGATCAGCGCGCGGATCGATTCGCGGTCGGAGCGCTGCGCGGCCCGCTCCTGCTCCAGGGCCTCGGCGGCCTCCTTGCGCCGGCGCGCGGCCTTGTGCCGGCCCGCACCGTCGTGCGTGTCCACCACCGCGAAGCTGGCCGGCGTGTCCTGCGTGTCCGAGACCGCGAGGGACTCGCCCACGCTGACGTTGCAGACCTGCTGCGTGTTACCGGTCGAGGTGTCGGCCGGGGAGAAGGCCTCGACCGTCGCCGCGCTGAACGTGGACGCCGCGGCCGGGTTGTCGACGACCGCCAACGACTCCGTGCCAGTGCCAGAGAACTGCACCGTGGGCGTGGTCGTGTCGGCGACCGACAGACTTTCGTTGACGCCGACCGAGAACACGCCGCCGCTGGTGGCGTCCTGGGTGTCCGTTGCGCTTACCGACTCGGTAAGCGCCACCGTGACAGCCAGCGCGCCGGCCACGGAGTCTGTCGCGGTCAGTGCCTCGGAGCCTACTCCGACGAAGTCGGTCGCGCCGCCCACGGCGTCCGCCGCGGCGATCGATTCGGTCGCTGTCGCACCCCAAGAAATGGTGTACGACGAGATATCCGCGGCAGTGACGGATTCCGCTATGTCGGACTGGAACGCCGACCCCGCCGCCGCCGCATCGCTTGCCGACAAAGATTCGGAAACGACTACGTCATACGATGTCCAGACGAAATGCTGCGGCGCGCTCGCCGGGTAGTTCAGCGCGACATCATCGTAGATCGTCCACGACAGCCGGTACTGCGTGCCCGCCGAGAGCGTCGAGACCAGCGTGGGAGATACGATATCTCCCGTGCCGGATGTGGCGCTGAACGCCTGATTGCCGGCAACGAACGCAGCGACACCGCCAGTGCGCTGTCCAGCCGCTATCTCGGCATTCGTCGGCGCGGTGTACGACGCTAGGTCGATAACCCAGTAGGCGGTGCGTGCCATGCGTCAGCTCAGAAGGTGTACGTCACTGTCGGGTAGCCGCCGCCCGATGAAGAGCTGCCCATGCGGGCGTTTGATATCGTGGGGTGGGTGTAGCCGGCCGTTGCCACCGCAGCCCACAGCAGCGACTCGCTCGCGTAGAGCTGCCACGGGTTGCGGCTGATCTCCGCGATTTCTGCGTCGCTGAGAGCGTCCAAAAACAGCGCAACGCCGCCCACCGTCAGGTTCATCCCGTCGTAACTGCTGGCGATGCGGATGCTCGGCGTGCTGGTCGCCGCAAGATTCGCGGCGTAGTTGCCTGCCGCCACGGTGGAGACGACCGCGCCGTCCACGATGGCGTCCAGCCGGTCGTTTCGGATGTACCGCGCCGCGATCACATGGGGGCCGTATTCGAGCACCGACGCGGCGTCGACGATGGCGGCGCCGCTGTAGTCCGGGTAGTAGTAGGCGCGAGCGCGCACCGGGCTGCCGCTGTAGCTCCGAAACCCGATGCCGGTGCCGAAGTACGGCCCTCCGATGCTGAGCGCCGAGGACTCGTTCGAACTGCCGATCTTGTTTTCTGTCACACCCCAGGCGATCGCCGTGAAGCGGTCGGCGGAGACCGGCAGCCGGTGCGCGTTGTGCGACGCCGCGTTGCTGTTGCCGGCGCTCGACCACGCATCGCCCATCGCGGTGCGCCGCCTGCTCGGCGGCGCGAGCATGTGGCCGAGGATCGGGTCGCGCACGGCGCCGGCGTGCATCACCAGCGCCAGGCCGCGCGAGAGCCAGCGAGGGTCGGCCTTGGCCTCCGGCCCCGGCTGTCGGTCCCACGGCAGCAGGTGCTCGATCAGCGGCATCGGTCAGCGCCCGATCACGCCGGCCATCACGCCGGCTTGAGCGTCCACGCACGGGCGCGAAGTTTCCAGCCCGCGCTGATGCTCTGGCCGGTGTTGGCGTTCTGCAGCCAGTATTTCGAGTTGCCCGGCGCGTTGAGCACGTTGAAGCGGAACCGCTGCACACTCGTCACGCTGTCGACCGACATGATGGACAGGCTGCCGCCCATGTTCGTCGCGCTCGGGTCGCGCGCATCCACCCCCGAGAACGTCGACAGCGGCGCGTGGTGCAGCACGACGGCCGTGTTCGCGGTCGGCGCGGTGCCGAAGGTCAGCTCGCACTCGACTTCGAGGTGTGGTCGATTGCCGCCGTCCGTCGCCAGCGAGAAGTTCGCCCCCGTCGCGGCGACGAATGCGTTGTTGGAAATCGACCCGCCGCTCGTGGTGAGGTCGACCCACGAGCCGTAGTCCTTGATGGTTTCGCCGGCCACGTCAGACCTCCGCCGCGTTGAGTGCGTCGCTCACCTGCGACGTGCTGATCGGCGCCGGCCGCACCGCGATCGCCTTGAGCGCGTCGACCTCGTTCGAGGTGAGGATGCCGGCCGTCTCAAACTGGTCGAGCATGCCGCGCAAGGCAGCAGACCCGAAGTCGAGGCCCTCGCCGGCGAGGAAGGTGAGCTGGCGGCGCAGCAGCGAGCCGAGCACCTTGTCGTTCTGCGAGGCCGAAGCCAGCAGCGCATCGCGTGCGCCTTCGAGCTTGAGCAGCACCACCTCGGCCGCGATTGGCCCGCCTGACATGCGCTCGGCGATTCCGCGGGCGCTCGTCATGCGCGGGCCTACCTCGGTACGGCCGGCGCTCAGCAGCGCGGCGATCAGATCGTCGCGGCGCGCAGGCAGGTAGCCGTCGACAGCCGTGGCCTCATCCGGCGTGAGCGCGCGGCCCACGAGCGCGGCGAGGGCCGCGTCCTGTGCAGGCGTCATGTCATCCTCTCGACGCGTAGTAGCTCATGTTGAGCGTGATCCCCGGCGCGTCGTCGCGCCAGCGCTTGAGGCCACCAGCGGCAAGCGCCGCCTCGGCCAGCTCGGTGCAGTACCAAGAGTCGGGCTCGGCCCAGGCGCGCTCGCGAAACGCGATGCCGAGCACGCCGAGCCAGTCGTACGGCTTGCCGACCTGCTGGCGCGCGAACCAGAGCGCCTCGTGCTCGTCTGGCACGGGCACCTCGACGCTCTGCCACTCCGAGACGCGCGCCATGAACTCCGCGCGCGGCGTGGCGACGACGCCGCCGTGCAGTGCCAGGGCCTCGATCACGAGCGGGCCGTCCGCGATGCCGACGTGCGACCACAGGCTGAACCACTGCGCCAGGCGCAGCAGCGCGCTGCTGACGCTCAGCTGGCGGGCGAAGATCAGTTCCACTAGATGCTGAGGGTATAGGTCACGTTGACCGTGTCCAGGTTGGCGACGTTCTTGCTGCCTCCGCTGAAGTCGCCGGCAGAGAACAGCGTGCCGGTGGTGTTGTCGATCGCGCTGCTCCCATTGACGTTGATGAAGCAGCCCGCCACGGTGCCGGAGCTGGTGATAGCGAATGACTGCGAGGCGCTGGCGGCCTTGCTGCGCGAGCCCGCTCCCGTGCCCGAGGCCGCGCTCCAGGCGACCGTCTTGCGCGGCGAGGTGTAGGTCGGGGCGTTGGTGGACCCCACCTCTAGCCAGCCGGCGTGGCTGGCCTGGGTGTCGGCGACTACGGCCGTGCCGGTGCCCTTCAGGCCCATGTAGGTGTTCGCGGTGAACGCGGAGCCGGCCAGGATGGTGTCCAGCATCAGCTTGGCGCCTACGTCGGTGACCAGGTTGTGGGCAACGTCGGACCACTTCGGGTTGCCGTCTTTGTCGTAGCACTCGACGTGGTAGGTGCCGTGGACCGAGACCTGCTCACCGTTGCCGCCGCCGCGGGTCACAGAGGCTCCGAACGAATCGGACGGGGGGAGAAATTCTTGCATCACTGGACTCCTGAAATCTTTCCATCGGTGCCGCGCTTGACCGACCTTGTCTTCTTGCCGCGCTGGACCCCAATGGCCCGGCCGTTCTCGTCGCGCAACACCACGGTGGGCTGGCTCGCGTCTTCCTGCATTTCGGCCACGGCCTGGTGCAGTCTGGTGTGCCCGTCGAGCAGCGCGGACAGGCCTTCATTGACCTGGGCCATGACCGCCTTGAGGTCGCCGCCAGCGTCAGCCTGGGGCTGCTGCGCAGCCGCCTCGGCCTGCTCTGCCTTGGCCTCGTTGTTGCCCTGCGCGATGGCCTGATCGGACTCGCTCTTGGCCTGCGCAGCGCTCGCCTGGGTTTGGGCCTGCAGCTGGGCGATGGCCATCTTGGTCTCGTTATCGAACTGGGTCTTCCAGCGATTGAAGCTGTCGGTCAGCTGCGCCTGCCACTGCTGGAACTGCTGCTCGCGCGAGTGCCGCTCGTCATCGATCTGGGCTTTGAGGCGCTCCGACTCCACGTCCACCCTGGCCTGCGCCTCGTACTGGGCCTGCTGCGCGGCCTGCTGCGCGTTGGCCACCGTGATGTCGGCCTGAGCCTTGGCCTGCGCGACCGCGACATCGGCCTGCGCCTTGACCTGCGCCAGGCGCTCGTTGCTTTGGGCCGTCATCTGCGAGATCTGCGCGTCGGCCTGGGCCTTGGCCTGCACCGTCTGCATTGCAGACTGGGCCTTGATCGACTCGGGGTCGGGCTTGCTGGGCTGCTTAGCCTTCTCGGCGAGCTTGTCCATGGCGACTTGGAACGCGCTCTCGGTCGGGCGGCCGACCTTGAAGGACCTCAGCACGAACATGAAGGTCTCGCTTATCGCCGGCGCCAGCTCGGGCATGGACTGAGCCACTTCGGCTCCGCTCTGCAGCAGCTTGCCCATGGTCTCGGCGAATCCGACGCGGGCCTCCTGCTCCTGGCGCTCATCCTGGGCAATGGTCGAGTCGGTCTCGATGTCGATGCGGAAGGACCGCGCGGCGTTGTCGCGCAGCAGGGCATCGACCTGCTCCCAGCTGGGCTCCTTCAGTAGCTCGACCGCCTTGGGGTCAGGCACCGGCGGCTGGGGTCCGAGAACGGCGGCCGCAGGCGGCATCGGCGCGCCCTGCTGGGCTTGGCCCTGGGCCTGCTGCTGCTGCTGCTGAGCGCGCTGCTGGTAGGCCTGGGCCATCTGCAGCTGACCCTGCAGCTGCTGCTTCTCTGCGTCGTGCAGGAGGCGCACGCCACAGATCTGCTTGATGGTGTCCAGGCTGAAGTGCTCGGCAACGATCTCGCCACAGATGCGGATCAGGTCGCGCGCGAACACCTGCACGTCGCGCTGCATGTCCTTCAGCCGCACGCTGGCGAAGGAACTCTTGATTTTCTCGGCGCTCGCAGTTGTCTCAGGGTCGCTTGCGCCGCGGAGCAGATCGGACAGGCCGCTGATCTCGTACAGATCAGCCTTGACGTGGTCGCGCGCCTCGTAGAGGGACATCAGCACGTCGGCCAGCTGCTTCACCTCCAGCAGTTCGATCGCGCCCTTCAGGCCGTCCTTCTCAGCGAACGCCGCCCACTGGTCCACCGGGATCAGCGTGTTGTCGTTGCCGCGGCCCAGCAGGTTGCGCAGGCCCGGCACGCTGGAGTCGTAGACGCCGGCGGCCTTGATGGCCCGCGTCAGCATCTTGATGCGCTGGGTGAGCTGGTCGAGCTCGGCGGCCTGGTCCTTCCACAGCTGGTAGTCGGCCGTGGGGATGAAGTTGCTGCTGGCCACGGTGGCCTGCAGAGGCCGCGGGCACGGGTAGAACCCCTCCAGGCGCAGTGGGTCGTCGCGCACGTCCAGCATGCTCGGATGCGAGCGATGCAGCCACATGGCGCGCTTGGTCCGCTTATCCCAGATCTCGTAGATCTTGGACTTGCGCAGGGCGCTGACGCCGTCGCGGTCCTTGTCCAGGCCCTCTGGCTCCTGGTCGAAGGGGATCGCCGCCGCGATCTCGGCGCCGAATCGGACCCGCACCTCTTCCTTCGACAGGTAGCAGATGCGCCAGACACCGTCTATCTCCTCCCAGGTGCGGCCAATGGTGTGTCCGAAGTCCTGCCAGTTGACGAAGTCGAACTTCACCTCCTCCCAGTACACCTCCTGTAACGGCGCTTCGGCGCCCTCGGCGGTGGTGGTGTCGTCGGTGAGCTGCGTGCCATCGTCCTGCACATCCTGAGGGCCGGGAACATTGGCGTCGCGCATGTGCGGCACGTAGCGCGCCCAGGCCACGCCGCGGCCAGGCAGCAGGCGATCGAGCACGACGCTGCGCATGGTGTCGCCGAATCCCTGCTTGTGCACCAGGTAGGAGAGGCAGCGCTCTAGCACGTCGCTGGCCGTGCGGCCGACAGCGTCTTCATCCTTGAACCGGCGCTCCACCTCGGGGGATGGGTCTTTCGCGTAGAGGGCCGGGCGCAGCGTCTGCAGGTTCGACCACAGCACGTTGTAGCGGATGACCTGGGCGTCCTCGTCTTTGCGCTCGTCTACGTAGCGATCGACGATCTTCTTCCCGCGCGCGACGAACTGCTCGGCCTTGCGCTCGTAGCGCTCGATCTCCAGCGTCCAGCGCGTCTTGAGCGCGGCCAGGTCTGTGGCATGGGCCTGCGCCGGCGGCGGAGCGCCGGGCAGCGCAGTGCCGATGCTCATTGTCAGTACCCGTCGCTTTCTAGTGTGCGGCCGCTATCGTTGGCTGGCCAAAAGATTTCGTCGGCTGTCATCTCATGGAGGAACCGCGCCTTTGGCTTTTCCTCGACTGGTGGGGGCGCTGCTTCCATCATTTGCGCCCCGTAGCTGTACGCATCGCCCGGGTGGCTGGCCCAGTTGTGGGCCGGCTCTCTCGAAAATATCTTGGTCTCGGAGTCGTACTCGAAGGACCAGGACTCAAGGCCGCTCACGCCATCGGCGCAGGCGCCCTCGTCGAACACGCACCGCTCGACCACGCGTCGCGCCGCGTTGATGCGGTCGGCGATCTTGGTCTGCGGCACCACTCGCACCCGATCGGCCCCGAAGGCCTGCAGAAAGCGCTCCATCGGAGAGTGCTTGGTCGCAAAGGTCTTGTTGCGCGCGTCGTGCGGCAGCCAGATCTGGCCCAACGTGAAGCCCCGCTCGGTCATGTAGACCTTCAGTTCCTCGATCCAGTCGTCAGCATCCATGCCCGATCGGCCCAGGTAGCCGACCAGGCCGAAGCCATCTAGCCGGGGCTGCCAGAACCACCAGGAGGAGGTGTCGCGGAAACCCAGGTCAGAGCTGATGCATACCGGCGCGCCGGTCGGATCGAACACCCCGCCATCGAGCATGCGGCCGCTGCTACGCGCGCGGCCCAGCCAGCGGCCCAGCACGGCGCCCAAGATCGCGGCGTCGAAAGAGCAGAGGAACTCCTGCTCGAACAACGACTGCCCGACATCGGGCCCGAACTCGGCGATGTAGGTCAGGCGTTCGGCCTGCAGATGCTCCGCAGTGAAGACGCTGGTCTGCTCGGCCGTCAGTATCTGCGCGAAGGCGTCCCCGCCGGCCGCCGCGATCTTCTTGGCAGCATCGAAGGTCTGCCGCGCGTGGTTGCGGCCCCGCGGAGTCGTGATGAACAGCTGCCATCCGCCGTTCTCTGCCAGTATCGGCCGCAGGTAGGCGCGCGCTGCAGGGTTTGACAAAGCCCACTCGGAGTAGACGATGCCGGCCGGCGCCGAGCCGACGAGGGCATTGAAGTTGTCCGAACCGACGACCTGCCAGGTTGATCCGTTCACGAACTCGATTTGCATCTCCTGGCTGCGTGTGGCTTTGCGCAGCTCTAGAGGGAAGGCCTCGTCGATCCGCTTGCGCCCGGTGTGCGGGTTGATCGCGTCCCAGATCGCCTTGCGGGCCTGTGTGGCCAGCGGGAGCATGTGCCAGTAGTTGGCCTGCCGCCTGAACACCGCGCATGCGGCGTGGTGCAGGCAAATGTCGTCTTTTCCCGCTCTTCGGTGCCAGATCAGCTCGGCGTGCAGCCCCCCGCCTTGGAGGTATCGCCACGCCGGCAGCTGGTACTCGCGGGGGCGCCACCCATTAGGTAGGTCGACCTCCATTCAGAACTGGCGGATGTTGACTACGATTCCGACCGGGTTGTCTGGATCGCCTTCAAGCTGGAGCGGCAGCACCTTTGCCAGGAGAGCCATGAAGGGCGCGTTGTTCGTCTTCTTGGCCTGTCGCACCAAGAAGTCCACGCCGCCGCATTCGTCCAGTGCCTGCAGCACCATCTCCTTGAGCTGGCGTGTGGTCTTGTTCAGCGAGCCCTTGGACCGTCCTCTGTTGCCCTTGGCGAATCGGCCGGTTCCATCACGGCCCGGGTCTTTTGGTGTCGTCATGACTTCCCTTCCGGGTGGAGTCCATAAAGCAAAAAACCCGCCGAGCTGAGCGCCGGGCGGGGTTTTCCAAAGATGCCGAATTCTGGGGGTGAGTTTGCGGGCCCGTCAAGCGGTTTGTAAGGATTGCTCGCGCGGCGGGGTCAGGCCCGTCCGCTCGAACAGGTCGGCCAGCCGGGTCTCGGCCCGCACCTCCAGCGATTCGCCCATCTTGCGGACGACCTCGACACAGCGACGCAGCGCGTGTGCCGTGACCCCGGTTTCCTTCTCGATGGCGCGCAGGCTCCAGCGGTCGGCGGCACGCTGGCTGCCACGGTGGTACTGGCTCCACACGATGGCGCGCACCGCGAGCGCGTTGCTGACGCCTGACGCGGGCTGAAGGTACTCGGCCAGCGCGAGCACACCGTCGGCCTTCGTGTTCTGGTGCCCGAATCGAGCCCGCACCGCCGCGTGCTCGGGCGGTGGCAGGTGATGTCTCGCGGCGGCCACCACCAGCGCGCACTGCCCGCGGAACTCCAGCGGCGACATGCCGCCCATGTTGATCGTCGACCCGATGCGGCGCTCGGTCTTGCCGAGCTGCTCGCGCAGGCTGTCGATCAGGACCTGAGTACTCACCCTCTGGGTGACTGGCAGGATCGCCATTAAGAAGGACACATGCAACGCCTGGCCAACCGACTGGAAGATGTGGTCTGTCACGCAATCTCCTCGATCTCTACGGCGACTCCTCGGACGGCTGCGAACATCTCGTAGATAGCCGTTTTGTGCCGGGATAGGGCCAAGACAAGAACGTTCACTTGCGGGGTCTCGCCGTAGCGTTTGCTGCAGACCAGGAGGACGATTTGGCGGTCGTCTACCCAGGCGACGCCGTTGCCGCCATCGGCGATTGCTTTTGCGATGTTGTCTGTGTCTGGCTTGACGGTTGGATACGTCGAGCCGTTTATAGCCTCCTGGCGGCGTTTTTTCGACCAGGATGCTGGGATTCTATGGACCGCCTCGATTTGGACGAACAGCGGGCCTTCCAGGGGCCTTCCTGGGCCAATGGCTGCCTTTGCTGACAGCGCCACCTTGCGTTCGTAGGCTTTTGTCTTGGCAGGAGTGAACATCCTTACGGCGTTGCCGACACGGCCGACACGCGGCCTTTCTTTGCCCAGAGGATCGCCTGGGACGGAGAACGAGAGGGTTGCCTGTGTCATGGCCTGCGCTTGATTCCGGATTCGAGACGGGACACGGGACGGGACACGGGACACCGGGACACTGGGGGCGGGACATACACCCCCTGTTTCACAGGGGGTGTATGTCCCGTCTCCCATGTCCCGGTGACCCCCGATTTTTGTCCCGGTTGGATGGTCGTTTTGTCCCGCTGGGACATTTTTATTTCCCGCCTACTGGAGCCGGACAAAGCCGCTGGAAAGCGAGAAGAACCCGAGTTTTTCGGCTTCGATCCAAGCCCGCGAGAACGCCCGCCTGCGGGCTTCCTGCGCCGCATCCGGCATGGATGCGTAAAACAGGCGTCGGATGTCGTCCTTTGTGACGCCTTCCCTGATGAGCCCGAGCAGTGCCCCGAGGTGGCCGCCGCGACCTTGAGCGGCCTCGTCTCTGATCGCCTGCGCGACCGCGGCCGGACACAGACAGCGTGCGACCAGGCTGGTGATTACGTCGCCATCTTCGTCGAACCCGAGTTCGATTCGCTGCAGCTCGAACATCACATCATCCGGGCGCTCGGCGTCCTTGACCTTCGCGAATTCGACCGTGGCGAGCATCTGCGATGCGTCGCGGAACACGCCGAAGGCAAAGTCGCAGTTGGCGATAATGGCCGACGCCCCGCGCGGTCGCTCCGTTGCCATGTGCCCGGTGTGATGCAGCGCCGTCACGGTGCAGTCCATCGCGTCGCGCAGTTCCAGGCCGACCGTCCGAATCCACTCGGCCACTTCGTCATTGCTGTTCTCGTTGCCGGTGTACGTCTGAGAGAATGTGTCGACGATGAGATCGTCGCAGCGCCCGATGCGCTCGGTGATGGCCTCGCGCAGCACGGTGGCCTCGGTGCGCAGCATCAGCGGGACGATGACGACCTGCATTTGGCAATCCTGCCAGACCATGCCGCGGTCCTTGTGCCACGCCTTGATGCGGCGGATGAGCCCCGCGCCGCCCTCGGCGGCGAGATAGACGACCTGGCCCTGCTTTGTGCGCCGGCCGAGCCAGTCGATGCCGTAGGTGCGGTGCAGCGCGTAGTCGAGGGCGACAAAACTTTTGAACGTGCCGGATGCGCCGAAAATGAACCCGAACCCGCGCTCCGGTATGAGCCCCTTCACGGCCCAATGCACAGCGCCGGCTACGCGGTCGAGTTCGAGCATGTCGAGCACGAGCCCTGCCGGCTGAGCGGCAACCGACAGATATGGCGTAGGCTCCGGTGTGACCCTGGCCTTGCCCGCGGCGATGCGCCGGACCTCGTCCGGGTGTATAGGCGGGGCGCACTCGTCGCGGTTGACCAGCGCCAGGGCGGACTCGATGTGCTCTACGCTGAAGCCGGCGCGGCGCATAGCGAACGCACGGCGGCTCAGGAAGGAGTTGCGTCCGCCCTCCGGGATCTTGCCTTCTGCGGTGCGCGTGGCGTCATGCTGCGGCTTCGCGAAGCCGCGTAGCCAGTCCGGCAGCGGTGACGGGACTATGCCGTCCAGTGGGTTGCTCGATGCCTCCCACGAGTACGCCTTTCCGCTCGGATGGATGGAGGGCTCTACGACGATGTAGCCGTTGAGTTTTACGTCTATCCCAGGGCCTAGGGAGCCCGGTAGCGATGGGTGCATCCCAGGCGGGACGCCGAATACGTGGTGCTCCCCGCCGCCGCCGGTAAGCGCCATCACGTCGGAGGTGAGCGCGCCGTGCTGGCGCTGCAACTCGTCGAATGTCTCGGTGCCTCCATTGCGAGGGTCTACGTCTATGACGCACAGGCCGGACGCCGACACAGCCACGCCGATACTGGCCTTGGGCTCCGCGCGCCACCATGACCTGATCGTGTCGTGATCGGTGGTGGCATCTAGATGCCCCTGCCTGGCCAGGCGACCTATGGGCTGCTTGCCGCCCGGCTGGACGGGGAATACGTGCCAGCCCATCGAGGCATACGCGAGCGCGTATGCCAGCAAGGAGGTAAGCTCGACCGGTTTTGCGGACATTTTCAGGGGGTTTGCCAGCCGAACTTCTCGCAGCGCTGGAGAAGATCGACGACGACGATGCCGCGTTTTGTGCACGACCAGTCGTGCCGCAGGTGCGCGCACTCGACGCACATACGCCGGTCGTCACTGTCAAGGTCGCGTTGGTGCAGGACATCGGCCCAGCGCTCGGCGTGCAGCTCGGGGGAGCCGCGTCTTTGCATGAGTTCGACGCGCAACTGCATGCGGTTGATTCCGCGCGTGGTGAGCGCGGGCCTGTGCGGCGCCGGCGGCGGAAGATGGCGGCTCGCGCCACCGCGCGGCACGAATGATCTGACAGCGAGCGGCAAGCGCAGCGACGCCTATGCGCCGATCACGCAGGAGGTGGAGATGGGCAGCATCACCCCTGCGCCTCACGCAGACGGCGCTCGATCCAGTCGCGCGTGATGGCGCCTTGCCATCGAGCGGGCGGCGCGAACGTGAATCGCTGGTCCATGCCGCAGGGACATATCGTGACCTTCACGCCGTCGCCACTGACGTAGCTCAGGCCGCCTTTCATCACCGCCGCCGGCTGCGGCTTGACGACTTGCCTGCTCGCCGCAGCGGCTGCAGCCATTGCCTTTTCGGCGTGCTCGCATGCGTAGTAGGTGTAGGCGGCGTGATTGCCGACGCGCGCGACCTGACCATAGCGGATGAGCCTGATTGACATTTCTGACGCGTGGTGCGTCGTGATGCCTAGCCGCTCGCCGATCTGGGCTGTGGTGAGGCCGGTCTCGTGCGCGCGCAGCACCCTCAGCACCTGCGCTGGACGCGAATTACCTGACGGATTGAATCGCCGCATTCCGGTCTCACTCACCGACGTTGCCCATTCCGGCCGCGTTCCGGCGCGAGCGGATTGCAGCCGGCGACGCGGCAGATGACGATTGCCTCATGCAGTTTTTGCTCGCTCCACTCGCGCAGCAGCCGGCGCACGACGGCCGTGCGGTCTAGGCCCGTGGCCTGGCAGTGGCCGTCGAGCACGGCGGCCTCGTCGGCGGTGGCGACGATGCTTTCGAGGGCGTCGCGCATGGCCGTCATCGAGTACCTCGCCCGGATTGACGAGCTGGGTAGGCTGCGACGGTGAGGTGTTCGGTGTCGGCCGAGGCGTGCCGCTCGCGCAGCACGCGCCAGCCCACGTCCGGGCGCAGTTGCTCGCAGGTGACGATCAGCGAGTCGTCGCCGCGCTCGGCGGCGATGCGGCGCGTCGCGGCCTCGATCGCCGGGCAGTGCTCTGCTGGGACGCGTCTGCGAGAGCGCCACATGCTAGGCAAGCTGGATGGCACATCCAAGGCGTTGGCGAGGGCCGCGACCGTACCGGCCGCCTTCACCGCCAGATCGAGCGCTTCCATAGGTTCTAAAGCAATCACGGACGTGATGATGGCACGACTTCCAACGTGATGCAACTATCTGGCGCAATCACACATGTGAAAAGCATAGGTGATCGCGTCAAGGCGGAGCGAGAGGCGGCTGACATGTCGCAAGAAGCGTTGGCGAAGAAGGCCGGCGTCAGCCAGGGGACCATTGGCAACTTGGAGTCCGGCCTTCGCAGGCAGCCGCGAGCGCTCATTCAGATCGCTGCGGCGCTCGGCGTCAACCCGGCATGGCTCGCATCTGGCAATGGGGAAAAGCGGCCAAACATCGGCAAATCACCGACCGACCACGACCTGCCCGCGGCGCTGCGGACAGTGCTCGATGCACTGGCCGCACTGCCCCCTACGCGCTGGGCCAGCGTGCGCGCGCAGCTCGACCTGTTGGCCGCACACCCGGAGATGCGAGACGACGTGCTGGCCGAGTTGCGCGCGCTGCTGACAACGCCCTCGACCAAACGAGGGTCGAGCGGCGAACACTAGCCCGCGTCTATCTTCTGCCAGGCGGGGCGTCCCGCGCACCCGTCAAATCCCTGGGCGCTCACCCATCATTCACGGGGGTGCAGTGCATCCGCGGCACGTGGGGGCTGTGGGGGTGAGCGGAAGCGCCAGGAACGCGATCGAGACCGACGGGTGCGCGCCGATGATGGCGGTGTAGATCGCGCCCGCGGTGCCAACGTCTGCGAGCAGCTTCAGAACCGTGTTCTTCGACGCGCCCGTGACCCGGCAGGCGGCGTTGACGCCCATGCCCTCGGACAACACGGTCAGGATGCGCACGCGGTCTTGGGTCATCAAGCGATTCATGCTTGCATTGTCGATGCATGCATGATCTAATGCAAGCACTTTCTTCGCCGAAGGAGCAAGCATGACGATGAATGAGCGAGAACCAAAGGGCCGCGCGCGTGGTGGTATCGCAAGGCGCGATGCCCTTGACGAGCAGCGGAGACGGGAGATTGCGTCCCTGGCAGCAAAGGCACGATGGGATGCGAAGGCGTATGCGCACTTGCCGGTTGCTGAGTTCGGCTCGCCAGAGAGCCCGCTGCGATTGTTGGATGCTGAAATCCCCTGCTACGTGTTGAGTGATGGAACTCGCGTGCTCACTCAGCAAGGGGTACTTCTCGCTCTTGGTCGGGCGCGAGCCGCCAAGGGAGGTACGGGGGCGGCAATGGGCGTCGACAACCTCCCCGCTTTTCTGGCGGCGAACAACCTTAAGCAATTGATTACAAAGGAACTTATCGCGTCGACAAGGGCCATCGAGTTCCGGCTTCCGACTGGCGGCCGAGCCTTCGGCTACGCCGCAGACCTACTGCCGAAGGTGTGCAATGTTTACCTCAAGGCGAGGGACATGAAGTTGCTTCTGCCATCGCAGAAGCGCACAGCCGATCAGGCCGACATGCTTGTACGTGGACTGGCCGAAGTCGGCATCGTGGCGATGGTCGACGAGGCAACCGGATACCAGCAGGTTCGCGCTCGTGATGCCCTGCAGGCGTACCTAGAACGCTTCATTCGCAAGGAACTGGCCGCTTGGGTTGGTCGATTCCCAGACGAGTTCTTCTCGGAGCTGTATCGGCTTAGGAAGTGGAGGCCAACAGGTTCTTCAAGACGGCCAGGCGTTGTCGGCCGCTACATCCGCGATCTTGTCTATGAGCGACTTGGTCCTGGGGTGATCGATGAGCTTGAAAAGAAGAACCCAAGCGATGGCAAGGGGCAGCGCAAACACCGTCATCACCAATGGCTAACCGACGATGTAGGCCATCCAGCCTTGGCGCAGCATATGTACGCGCTGATCGGCTTTATGCGCGCAGAAGACGAATGGCAGTCGTTTAAGCATCGGTTTGATCGCGCATACCCCAAACGCGGCGACACACTACCGCTTTTCTGACCGGACCTTCTTGGTGGGCGCAACATGCGCGCCACTTCTACGCCCACCTCGGCGGCGCGACGTGCGCAGCGGGCCTCGCGGCCGGCGCCTTAGCCATTGCCCTCGCGATGCGCGCGCAAGGCGGCGC